TGCAAACCTCTATTACCCCATTCTTGAAACATTATATTTAAAGAACGTCTTGCCGTTTTTAATTGATATCCAGAAGTTACTTGTGAACCTATTCGCTCGTATGCCTCTGCTATTAAATCATCTACAGCAAAAGTTTTGTCAAAAGTAACTGTGCCGGAAGTTGTATTGGCCATCAGTTACCTCCCTAATACGATTTTCTTAACTCTAATACTATTGTGTAATGATCATGAGCTGTATGACCATGTGTCGTCAAATCAATATCACCAGTAATTCCACTACCAGCATTATTTTTAATTCCACCAAATGATCTATAATCCCAATGTCCTGAAACATTACCTGCTGCTGCACTTCCACCTAGAACTAAACCTACAACATTTGAAGTTGCATCAAATTCTAATGCTGCTCTTAATCCTCCAACATCGTACCAAACTTGATCTATTGTAACTCTAGAACAAGCAGCTGAATCAGCTGATCGTGCGTTTAAAGCTGATACATCAACTTTTTTTACTGAGCTTTCTCCAGTTCCATCTGAAATATTAGTAAGTTTAATTACTGCTCTTTTATCTGTGTCAATTATTGTTTGACTTGTTACTGCGTCCGCCATTTTTTTCTCCTGTTAGAGAACGGGGCTAAAGCCCCGCTCCAATTAAAGTTAATTATTACTGATCTGCAAATGCAGGTACGTCTACACCTTCTTGGTAACCCCAAATATAATAATTTGTGCTATCTTTAGCCAAAATATTAATTTCAAATAAACCAAAATCTGTAAAAGTTATTTTTGAGTTAGAGTTTCCATCAGAATAAACTGATACGTTGTCAGCATTTGAATCTAAGTGAACAACTCCACCAATGAAGAAATTACTATTTCCTGGTGTTATTATAATTAAATTTTCTGCTTCTTCCGCAGCACCACCATAAATAAATTTAAAGTGTGAGCCAGCAACTGGTGCAGGTAATGTAATTGTTCTATTACCCCCAAGTGCAGGAACTACAAGAGTTCTTCCACTATGTGTTGCGTTAGTAAGTGTTTTATCTTCATCTCCTAATGCAACGGGTCCGTCACCTAAAGTGATGATTTCAGTAATTGCTCCAGTAGTAGAGTTTTTACTGATTGTTTTAAAAGTATCTTCAGATCTTATTGGACCTGAAAAAGTTGTTTTAGCCATAATATTCCTCCTAGAATATTTTAAATGTAGTCCCTAGGGGCATGTCGACTATACACGTCTACATTTAATTTATTTTAATTTGTATAGTGTGATAAATATACAATAGTTTTTAATAGAGTGCAAGAGAGCCTGTAATGTGGATTGAATTTTTTCCAACGATGTAGCTTTTTATTAAGTAGCTACAGAAACTTGTGGGGCTGCATCATCAACCTTGTTGTCAAGGTGGGCTTTTTTAGCCTCAGCCATTTTAATATGATTAATTACTTCTCGAACTTTATGATCGATTCTAACCATATTGAGAGTATACTTACCCTCGTTAAGATGCTCCTGCTCCCATTCTAGTTCCAGACCCCTTTTCTGTTTGTAAAGGTCCTGTAGATGTGCTTGCACCATTTATAACCTCCTCATAGGTTATTCTATTTACTCTTGGATCCATCATTTCTCCAAGATATTCCCATTGTATATCATTTTTTCCTAGTTTGTCAATAATTGCATTTTCAATATCTAATGGACTATCTATGCAAGTTATAACAAAATCTGCATGATATTTATAAGCATTTATTTGTATTCTGAAGTTTTTAGGGTGCATTTTTTCTTTCTATTCTTCAATTGTGGCGGAACTATGTCCCGCCACAAAAATGTTATGATTACGCTCCCGGTGATCCGAAAATACCTCTCCAGTCAGAGAACCCAAATGAGTATCTCTCTCTAGCTTTGTATCTTACGTTACCAGTTGTAAAGTCACCTTCCATAGCTGTTTTCATCGGCGCTCTAACAAAGTGTTTTAAACCGTTAGGCACGTCTGTTTTAATGAAAAACGCATCTGTATCAGTTAAGTAATGATTCACAGTATAACCTTGTGGTATCATTCCTTTTGACACAACTGCATTGATATCATTATCAGCTGTTCCAGTTCTACCTGCAGACTTCATAAGTCTTTCAGCAGTAAATTGAAGCGCAGAAGGAATAATTAACTTAGTTCCTTGTGCTGCAATTTTAAGACCTCTCTCATCAGTCATTGCTGCAATATCTATTAAAGCTTGCTCCAATGATGTTTCGTTAAGGTCTGCTGCAGTAGATAACTCATTCTGCTCCGTTCCAGCTGCAATTGGGTGGTCAGTAGCACAAAGCTCCTTACCGTCTCCACCTGCAGAAGATGAACTGAACGCGTTGTTTAACACATTAGCAGCTTTCACTTGTTTAGTGTTAGCCATTGATCTTGCAAGAGCTTTTGTGTATCTAGAAGCAAGTCTATCGTAAAGATTATCTTCGATAGCTTCTTCAGTGATCGCAAATGCCAAAGCAAGTGTTTCATGTGTGTAACGAGATGTGTAAGTTTCTTGTGCATTATCAAATGAAACTGAAGTTCCTTCAGCTTTGATTGGTGCATTTGCGAAACCAGATAACATTACTTCTTCTTCAAAAGCTCTGTCACTGTTTTCAGTGTCAAAAATCTCAGCATGCTCGTTAGCATAGTTTTTGTATTCCAAGCCGAATAGTGCATTCAAACCTGGCTCTAGTTCTTTAACTAGCTGTCCTCTTGATATAGCCATATTTTATTCTCCTATTCTGCTATTATACGCCAGTTGCGGTCATATAGAAATGTTCGTTAATGATCACTTTAAAGTTACAATTAGCAGATGTTAAATCGCTATTGTCAGGATCATCAGAAATTCCGATAATTCGCAAGTTGGCTGTTGTTGTTGATTGAGTGTCCGTAATTTCAGTTTTAGAAACGAAATGCGGAGTTACACCTGCTCCAACAGCAACATCAGCGTTTGTGAAAACGTCTAATTGTTGAGTTGCGCCAGATGCATCCGATTGCACTTCATAAACTTGATGCGGATCGTCAGTAATAAACGCCTTGATATCAGTAGCTGCGTTTGAAGCAACTAGGTGATTAGCAAAGGTTGGTTTACTTGTTGAAGCGTCTGTGAAAAACACACCCTGACAAGAGCCTAAAAGAACTCCGTTATCAGTAGCTGCGCCTATTCCAACTGTTCCTGCTGCCAAAGCAACCATAAGGTCGTTTTGAGCAAAAGCTGAGGCACATGCTGCTACTTCGTATTCAGTAGCTGCGTTGTTATCAGGTGACCCTCCAATTTTGCCTAGGGGTCTTAGTCCGAAGGCTGCGTCTTGGTTTGCCATATTTATCTCCTTTGTTCATCAAAGATGAACGATTAATTTAATTCGTTGGCAAAAATTACTAAAAAATTATTAGTTCTTTTTTGTACCACCGAAGGTTACACGAGTCTGTCGATCATTATTAATCGGCATACCTGGGTGCTGTTCCTTCATGAGATCGTTATCTACTGCTTCGTCTCTTGCTTTTGTGAGTTTATTAAAATATTCCTCACGCGATTTAACGAGCTCTGTCGATATCCTAGCCAGCAATAGGCCGCCAACTCCGATCACTCCCTTGTATTTTCCATCGTTAATAGTTGGATAATCTGTTTCTGGATATTCGTCAGCTCTTACTAATTCATATCCTGATCTTAATTTACCTGCCATGTTCTTTGTATCATCAAAGCCCATAGTCTCGGCTCTTATCCACCTATGATGGTAACCATCTGGTGCAGGGGGTGCATCTAAAGATGATGGTGGAGTCCAAACAGTTTTTTTAGCTGTCTTAGCTCTTGTTTGACTCGCACGGGAAGTTTTTATTTTATCGTTTGTCATATGCTTATGCCTCCTTCGTGATTTTTAATTGTTTCGCATACTCTTCTAATGGCACTCCTAATTTTTTAGCAATTGCTACTTGTGATGAAGTGAGTCTCACTGTGTTGCGACCTGGTTTTACACTCCGCGTAGCTGACGCTACAGTTTGAGTAGGTTTAGTCGTTTCCTTTGGTTCAGTTTTAGCAAATTTGTGTGGGAAGTCAAGCTTCATTCTACGATCTACTTCAGTATAGTATTCATCTGAATTAGGATCAAAGCCTTCTTCTTTAGTCAATTTGTCATGTAAATCAAAAGCAGTATAAGTCATAGCAGAATCTTGACCAAACCAAGGATTTCTTTCAGCCCACTCTTCAGCTTTTGGATCAGGTTTAGCTTGTTTAGATGCAATCGCTTGATCTAATGTAGGAGTTTTAACTTCTGTAGATTTAATTTCAGTTTGTTTTTTTAAGTTTGCAACTCTTGCTTCTTCTACACCTAATCTCGCTATC